TGTGGATCTGACCGATGATAACGGAAACGAGATGCCAAAAGAGCTTTTTGAATTTTATATTCGATCAGCACAACAATGGTTTGAAGTCGAAGTCGGTGGATTAAAACTCTGTGAGAGAGAATATCCAGAGATCCACGATTATAGACTGACAGATTATATTCAATACAGTTTTATTAAGCTTTTTAAATATCCCGTTCAGTCGGTGAGCGAAGTGGCTATTCAATTTCCGCTCAGTAAAAATTTATTGGTATTTGATCCAAGTTGGTACCGAGTAGAATCAGTCGGTGCTCAGGTTAATTTATTTCCAACTCAAGGAACTTTTAGTTCAATTATTTTATCTCAGGGTGGTTCATATATCCCTCTCATATATTCTGGGATTGAATACGTTCCACACGTTCTGCATGTGACCTACAAGGCCGGTTTCAAAAAAGGCGAAGTGCCAGCCAATATTAAAGAGGTGATCGGAATGAAGGCGGCTCTTGGGCCTCTGAACATAGCTGGAGATTTAATAGCTGGTGCTGGTATCGCAAATAAATCTATCAGTATTGATGGTATCAGCCAGTCAATTGGAACCACATCTTCGGCCACAAACGCTGGTTATGGTGCAAGAATTCTTCAATATGAAAAACAACTTAAGAATGACATGTCCAGATTGAGAAATTACTATCTGGGATTGCAGCTAGTCGTGGCGTAAATGAGAAGACCATCAAGCCCAAATCGTTATCCTAAAAGAGCAGACGCAAAGCCCGGACGGGTTGATCTCAATTTGGATGAAGTTGATAATCTGATAGCCGATCAGGGTGTTAGAATCCGCATTATTCCATCGGTCCTTTGCCCAAATAGAACTGCGATCGAAGATACCAATCACGCATTGGGTTGTGATGTTTGTAAGGGTGATGAAGTGGTGGATCTTGTCGATCAATGCTTCGAAACTGATGCACTTATTTATTCAATAAAATTAGATAAGCAATTTAATCCGCAGGGTGTTTGGGATGTAAAAGATGCCATGCTGACCACAAAGGCAGAGGTCAGACTTTCTTATTGGTACAAGATTGAAGTTATTGATCATGCCTCTATTTACAATGAAGTTATTAAAAAAGGCTCTGGTGACTCAGATAAAACTCGTTATAAAATACCACAATCTTGCGATACTCCTTTTCATCTTATTGATAAAGCTGGTGTCCAGTATCTTAACGGGACTGATTTTAGACCAGAAGATCAGGCTATCAAGTGGCTAGGTTCTAATCGTCCAGCAAGTGGGACATTATTCTCCCTGCATTATCCGATTATTCCCACATACAGAGTTCTAGAAACATTGCACGACAATCGTTTTTATATGGAAACTTTCAAACGAAAAGAAAGAGTTCCATTTAATTTGCCACAACAAGCGGTTTTAAGATGGGATTATTTGGCAAATAAATCTGGATCAAGAGAGCTGGTAACAGAGTAATGGATATTTCAGCCAATATAAAATTTGAAGAGATGGGGCTGAGTGTAGATACGTTCAGTGAATCTGCTATTGAAGCCTTCAAGAAAGCTTTCTTTGGGACCGGTGTTACGGTTCGTGATCATTGGATAGATCTGGCTCAAAAAAATCTCACCACTTCAAGAAGTACTTACATTGAAGGATTACAGAAGGCCGACACTATTAGAAATTATATGACTGGAAATGTACTCGTAGTTGAGATCCAGTTGATTGGTCGGATGCCAAATGCCTTTGAGTACGGGATGCCAAGTTTTGATATGAAATCGGTGCGACCCGGATGGTTGGGTGGCGGTAAAGCAAAAGCTGGTAAAGATGGAAAAATGTATGTCACTATTCCATTCCGTCATTCTACTTCTTCAAGTGCAAGATTGGCTTACTCTGGAAAGGCTGCCAGAGATAATCTTCAACAAGAGCTTAGAAAAACTGTAAAGCAGTATGGACTTAATAGATTAATTAAGTCTTCAAGTGGTGCTATCGCAGAAGGTCCAGTAGCAAGAGTACCTAAAGATGCAAGTGTTCACAGATATCTTCATGGTCTTACCAAGATTCAAAAAGCTAGTCCGAGCGGTGGGAGACATTCTTCATCGATGATGACATGGCGTAGAATTTCTGAAAATAGTGAACCCGGATCATGGATTCATCCCGGCATTGAGAAAAAGAATTTACTGCCAAGAGTTGGAAGATTCGCAGATCAAGAATTAGAACGCATTATAAATATGATTTTCAGGGGGGCGGCATGATTGACCCAACCAAATTAAAAGCGAACGCTTATAACTATCCGCCACCCGTGGATTGTCCTGATGAGTTAACTGGTATTTTTCCTGTAGATTTTATTTTAGAGACAATTATAAGGGCTGGCTTGGAGTGGTTTAGGAACACACCAGATGCTCCAATGCAAGTATTTGAACAGCTTACAGCACCTTGGCTCTCAATTAAATACGGAGAGGCAAAGGTTATAGAAATTTCTGATTATATTAAAAAATTTGATATAAAGATCGTTCAACATTTTTCTTTAATCCCGACAAATGCACCATGTTTTTCAATTCAAATTTTGGATGGGAATGAGGAAGAGAGTAGGTCTGGATTGGATGACCATTTGCAAATGGTTGATATTAAAAATGACATGGATGAATCGATTGTAGGCCGGGAGCAATATGGTTATGCGGCTATAGTTGACCAAATGCACATCGGGATTCATGCTATCGAGACTCCAGATCTTGTTAAATACCTTTATTATTTTTTGATTTATATTTTAAGTGCTTTTAAGCCACAACTTCAAGAGAGGGGTCTTCAGCTTACAACATTTCGGGCCACAGACCTTTCAAGAATGAATGAATTTTTACCAGAGAATATGTATTCACGGTTTGTGAATTTTTCAACTTTTACCGTGGCTCCATTCAAGAAATCTAAAATGCCAATTATTGAAGAGATTCTGGGTGTTCAATTAAACCCAGATGGAAATATAGGACTCTGCGACACCTTTGCAGAATCCGATGAATAATCCGATGGAGGGTTGTATGAGCGAAGATGAATCTAAAAAGCCGAAATTTGAGCGGAAAAATCGCAGATCGAAATCTTCTGTTTTCGATCCCGAACAAAAGGCCAAAGTTATTATGGACTCAAGACTACCTGAGTCTGAAAAAGCAAAATATTTAGATAGATTGGGATTAACGCAAGTAGAAGAAAAGATTGGTGTCCCGTTTAATGTTTATGCTCGCTTAAAGAAGATACCGGCAGGGCTTCAAAATGCAATGCTGGCATACCCTAAAGCTAAGGGTGTTGAATCCGCAACGCAAAAGCAGTGGGACGAAATTTTCAAAGAATTCTAAGGAGATTAAGAGATGGCTATTATCAAAACCTTCAACGGTGTATCCCTTCTTAAGCCCGGTGCCTATACCAAAATAATTGTTGAAAACCTCAGTGGTTTTCCTCTCGCTCCTACGGGTGTGGTCGGGATTATTGGTGAAGCAGTTGGTGGAAAGCCAAGGGTTTTGGATATTTTAGAAAAAACTCAGATTCAATCAGCCAAGAGTAGATATAAATCTGGACCGATAGCAGACGCTCTTGAGCTTCTTGTGAATCCTTCCAAAGATCCTAGAGTAGAAAACGGTGCAAGTACCGTTGTTGTTTATAAAGTCAATAATTCAACTCAGTCTTCTCTCGATCTTCTAAATGCTGGTTCTGATATTGTGATGGGTTTGAAATCTCAAAATTATGGTGATGATGAAAATAATCTCTCTGCTCTAGTAAGTGAGGGAACAGTTGAAGATGCAAATGCTAAGATATTGGGAACAATTTCTGAAGCATTTAACTTGTCTGGTGGTGGTGACACTCTTGTTTTGAAAATAAATGGAGTGACATACACTCACACTTCAACTCTAAGTGGTGCCGCAGAAACAGCCGCAGCCGTAATTGCTGATTTAAACACTGGTGGAACTTGGGCACCATCTAAGCCAATCGTCGCTTCACCCGGAACCGATGCAACAAAAATTGATATTGAGATTGATGTGGCTGCACTTACAACCGCAGATCTTGATTATGGTTATATCGAAGTAGACGCTGTATCTACACTTGATACCATTCTTGGATTGACTGGATCAAATCGTGGCCAAAAAGGTTCAAGAGTTATTACTTTTGTTAAAGGTCTTGAAAGTGAAACAACCGAAGAGTTAGGTGGCGAAGAGTTGATGTCAATTCTTTACACTGGTGCTGGCACTCTAGCAGAACTCACTATTCAGAAAACTCTTGGGGAATTAAAACTTACGACAGCTATTACAGGTGCGGCTGCCGACAATCTTGATATTGTCCTTGAAGATTCTGAGGGAAGAAACAAATTTACAATTAAAGAACTGGTTGCACTTATCAATTCAAACGCTGCCTATACAGCCGTTGCTATCACTGCGACTCCAGATCAGAACGCAAATCAGCTTGATTATTATGAAGATCTTGAAATGAATAATGTAGCTGGAGTCTTGAAAAAAGATATTCAGGATGCAATTGATTTCATTAATACTTTTAGTCAATTTGCTGAAGCTACAAGAACAGAAAATATTTATAGAGCTTATGTGACATTTTCTACTCCAGTCCTTTTCACTGGTGCCGGTGATGGAACCGCTACTAACAGTGATTGGGGAGCAGGATTAGATGCCTTCAAAGAAGAGAGAATAAATATTGTTGTGTCTCTTCTCTCAGAAGATAAAGGATCTGTCACAATCGATTCTGTCAACGCTCTTGTTGATAACCATGTACGCTCAATGTGGGCCACAGATGGAAGATCTGAACGCAATGCTTATGTGTCTAAAAACACAAATAAGGATGGGTTAAAAGCAGCCGCTCGCTCAATAGGCTCTCAATATACTTCCATCGTTGGTCAGCAAGTAAGAGTGCTTGACAGATTCAGTGAACTCAATTGGCAAGAGCCTTGGGCTTACGCCTGTCTTTGTGCTGGTATGCAAGCTGGATCACCAGTCGGTGAACCAATCACTTTCAAGCTTCTCAATGTAAATGACATGAGAGTTGAAGATGGATCTTGGAATCCAAAAACAGATTTTGCAGAAATGATCAAAGCCGGTGTTACTATCGCAGAGCCTCTAGATAATGCTGGATTCAGAACCGTGGTTGGAAACACTACTTACGGTCTTGATGGAAACTTTGTTTGGAATAGAATCTCTGTGGTTGAGGCTGGTGGATTCATTGCTTACGATCTCAGAACAAACCTTGAGCTTGTTTTCACAGGCACTAAGGCCAGAACTGGAACAGCCGAAGCTATTGCAAACTTTATTAAGAATCGTTTCGCAATTTATCTTCGTGAAGACATCACAGTTGGTGATGATGAAAATAAAGGTCTTGGATGGAAAAATTTAAGAGTGCAAGTTGAAGGTGCTACCGCAGCTATCAACATCTCTGCAACTCCAGTTCAGGGTATTGATTTTATTCTTCCAACAATTTACTTGGCTGATATTCGTCAGTCTGCATAAAGGGGGGAGCTAAATGGGTTCTCAGGTAATGACGGGTGCAAAAGCTATTTTTAGACTTGGTGGAAATCAAGTTGCCTTTGCCTCAAACGTAAGCTTTAACGAAAATATTCAACTTGAAGAAGTGAATGTGTTGGACGAAATTTCAACCATCGAACACGCTGAAGTTGGTTACCGGGTGGATTTATCTACTCAAACTTTTCGTGTACAGAATCAATCGGTGAAGCAGTTGGGAATCATGCCAAGGCTTGAAGATATTCTTACAAGTGGTGAGTTGACCGCAGAGATAATTGACAGAGCGACAAATACGGTTCTACTTCTTATGGAAGGTGTGAAACTCGAAGCTCGTCAAACTACGGCAGATGCCAGAGGTTTGATGACCGAGACATGGAACTTCAGAGGAAGAAAAGCCAGTGACGAAGCAGGATAAGCCGTAAGGTTTATCTTTTTTTATTAGTTTAAACTTTATTAGATTGATGAGGCCAAAATGACAGATAAGTTTCGACTCCCTTCCATGAGTCATAAATTCAAATTCCAAGCAGTGGGCAAAGAATCTCAAATAAATTGGACTGGTGATTTTGAATATCAGCGTCCAACTATTGGTGAGCGTGGTCAGATAGATCGGCTTCGTGCAAGTTTAAATGGCGATCTTGCTACCATTGATCCAATCACAGATGACCTTCATAGTGCTCTTGCACATCTTCGTTTCACTCTTAAAAAATTCCCTGATTGGTGGAAGGATACTCAGTACGGAACTGCACTCTACGATACGAACATCATTTTAGATTTATATAAAGAGTGTGCAGCTTTTGAAAGAGAGTGGCAGAAGAGAGTGAGTGGGGGCAATCCAGATGATGTATCAGAAACAAAGGAATCCTCTGGAGATTCTTTGGGGGCCGAATAACAACGACAATCTTCATTTAATTGCGATCTCTAATTTAGATGATCCAAAAAGAAGAATGGAACGATGGTGGTCTAAAAAATATAAAACTGCTCCAAAGCAACTTGAAGATTATACTCATGAAGAGTTACTGATAGAGATGCTTGAGGATTATTACGATAATAATACGACTGAGGTTGATCGTTTTCTAGCAGGGCTTGATGATCCATCTAATGAATGGGATGGATCTATGCCAGCCGATTATGAAAAGGCTGTTAAGTCAAAGTTGAAAAATTTCTTTGCTAGAAACGCAGTTGATCTATCTAAATATAAGTCTGATAAAAAGTTAACTCCAGATGAGGAACAGGCACTTCTTGATAATCTTGGAAGGCGTCTTCCAAAATCAAGAGTGGTAAAGCAATCAAGTCCGAAAGAGAAGGATGAATACGCTCTTTTGGGCGGTGATCTTGGCGAATTCGAAGAGGAATTTTAGTGGCAACTAATCAATCGGCAAAAATTCAGTTACAAGCCGACATAAAAGAATTCAAAAAAAGTATTGATGAATCCAAGAAGATTCTGAGAGGTCTTGGTGACGTTAAAGTTGATAACACTTGGTCTAAAGAATTAAAACAATCGATCGAAAAAAATATTAAAGATGCTCGTCAGACAGTGGGTTCTGAAGTCGCCAAAATGGTTGGAACATTAAATGATCTGGCCAAAGCTGGAAAAACAAACACGAAAGAATTTCAAGATCTTGTCGGTGTTATTGGTAAAGCAAGAAAAGCCACAGAAGAATTAAATAAAGAGCAGAGGCGTGGCGGTGGTGGAATGGTATCTAGTGGCGGAAGAATGGCCGCTAGGGTCGCAGCTACCGCAGGGGTAACTCTTGGAGTCGGTGCCTTACTCCAGAAGCAATTTCAAGTTTCAGAACAGAGACAAGGTATTATGGCTCTCTCTGGTGGTGGTATAGATGAAAGCAGAAGCCAAATGGGTTTCACTCCATCAGAACGCCGCCAAAGACAAACAGAAGTTGCTAGAGCACTTGGTCGTGATTTAACTCCAACTCAACTTAGAGAAATGTCTGATGCCGGAGAGATGGCTCAAAGGTCACACGGCGTAGACATGGGAACGCAAGCTCAACTGATGGGGGCAGTTCGGAAGTCTGGAGGGGCTGGTCAGGAGAATTTAGCTTTTACAAAAGGTATGGGTGCCGCAATTCAGGCTGGACTTACAGGTGCAAGAGTAACTGAATTTCTTGAAGGTATGTCGGGTTCACTCGAATCAATGAGTGAAGGTACCGTAATTGATTCCGCATCTCTTCGTGGCTTTGCTGGAGCATTGTCAACTCTACCAATTTTTAAAGATGATCCACAAAGATCTTTTAGGGCTGCTCAAACTTTGGCTCAAACTTTTCAAAAGGGTGACAGGTTCCAACAAGCATTAGCTTCAAGGTCTATCGTAGCTGCCGCAGGTGGCAGAGGTACTCCTGCCGAAGTTGAAGTCAGAAAAAATTTGGGGTTATTTTTTGGAGGATCAGCCGCCAAAGAAACTATGGATAATCTTAGAAAGATGGGTCCAGAGGGAGAGGGTTTCGCAAAATTTCTTGGTGACACTAGCCCAGATAAAATTATTAGAGAAATGTTTAAGGATATTCAGTCAAGATTTAAAGATAGACCATTGGCTGAAAACGCTCATAGGTTTGCTCAAGAGACTGGTTTGGATCAGGGTGAGGCTTTAAGTTTGTATTCTAAAATAGGGGCCACCGGAGAGATTTCTGGTGCCGATATTGAATCCATCAAACAGGCTAACATGACACCACAACAAATGAATAGCAGGTTGGTTGATACTTACAAGGGTTCAGAAAAGTCGATGGCAGATTTAAAATCCGCTATTGAAACTCTCACTGAGACAATGGCAGGAATGACTGGTGAGCTTGCTGCCGCTCTTCATTCTGCCGGAAAAACAGTTGGACTAGATGCTGGAAGCACCGGACTGGCTGGATCTGTTTTGGCCGGTGGTCTTGGATCTGCGGCTTTTGGTATGGGTGGCAGTATGCTTGGAAAAGTATTCGGCAATAAGCTGCCCGGAACTGGTGGGATAGTTGGTGGTGCTAAAAAAACTGGTGGCGGCCTTCTCAAAAAAGGTGGTGGGCTTTTGAAGGGTGTTGGCAGATTAGTAAAAGGAGCTGCAAGATTTTTAGGACCAGCCGCAGCCGTGGGTGGTGCTGGATATGCTGGATATGAGGCTGGTTCTTGGCTTAATGAGAATGTTCTTAGTGATGATACCAAGGACATGATTGGTAGCACATTGGGCGGCTTGTTTGGAGTTGATGGGCCTATCTCAGATGAAGATGCAATGGCAATGGCTGAAAAGAATTTCAAAGGTTTACCAGCCGGAAGTAAACGAAGTGATAATGTTTTGAAATTTCCAGAGGGCGGTCGTGGTGGCAGCGAAGAATCTGGAAAAAAAATAAGCAATGGACTCGATGATAATAAGGGTCAGCTATCTGAGAATACATCTGCACTCAAAGAATTAAATCAAATACTCCGTGGTCGTGGCGGCAGAGCTATCGGTGGTGCTCGTCCAGAAAACTCTTCTGTGGTTGGTGGGGCATTAGGGAAGGGTAATTACGAGTGACCACAAAATCAAATTTAGAAAAAAGAAAAAATCCACCATTTGGAAAATTTCCCATATCTTCAAGAGTTCCAGCCTCTAGAACTTCATATGCACAAATGGTTGTCTACCATTACACTAAGCAAAATTTTGGTATTGGATCAACACTTAGAGAGCCGTTCCCAGATAATGTTTCTTTTAATGTTGAAGTAATTCAGCTTGAGGCTGAAATAGCATCTATGAAAACTTCTAAATCTCTTTCTCAAACTTCTGGGACATTTGATGTGATGTTATTCCCAAGTAGAAATTGGAAGCAGAAAATATTCCCCGGAGATTGGGTAGCACTTTATCTTTATAATAAAATAGAATCCACTTCAGATACTAAAAATAAATCCAAACCGACTCATAAGAATTTGATTATGCTTGGGAATGTAGACCGAGTTGCAAGGGCTTTGGATCGTGATGAAGATGATAAAATGGAGCTTCGCTATCAAGTCTCTGGAAGAAATTTTGGAAAGGTTTTTGAAGATACTGATATCTGGTTTGATCCATATCAGAATCAAGAAAATACTTTAGATGTTCAGCTTAGAACTGGTGGGCTTCATCTTGTTGGGAACCCAAGTAGTCTTTGCAATAGTATCGTTGATTTATTTCTTGGACCCGGTGCTAGTTTACCAGAAGGTCGCACTTCATCTCTTGGACAATTCCAAATACCCGGAGAGCTTGCACAGCTTTTTAAAAAAGGTGGCGGCAGAGCTATCGGTGGAAAAACTTTGTTTTATGATATTTTAGAAAATGTAATAGAGCCAAATCTTCCCGGCTTTAAAGCTAGAGCTATGGTGAGCTTGGATTCAAATGATAATGTGTGGGGGTACTTACAAAGAAATTCGAATGAAGCTATTAATGAGTTGT